CGCTAGCGTGATAGTGAAATCAAGAGAGGCGGAGACTGTTAGACGGGCAGCGTTGCGAACGCTTGGGATAGACTGCAATCATGTAGCGGGCAGCGTTAAACACGCGCCCCACCTTGCCTTTGTGCGTTTCCCATTTGGAAACAATGGCACGCTTGCGAACCATGACGCGAACGAAAGGCAAAGAAACGTGGATCGGCTTAGCAGATTTAGACATGGGATGTGCCCCGGTTTAGAACAATAAAGGGCGAGACCGAATTGCCTGCGCCCCATATTGTCCCGCTTGTGCAAGCATCCGCTTCCGGCACAAAGGCCAATCACAAGCAAGGCAATATGTTTTATTCTCCCATCACAGCCCGCAATGACATGACATAGGGCAAGCATCCGCTTCCGGCACAAAGGCCAATCCCTTATCATTGCGCTGCAATGGCACGTCTAGAAACCAGTACCCGGAAGCTTCATCGCATAAGCGCCTATATGCCCCGCTAGACTACTAGCACGTGGATCGCATATGCTTGGGGCGATCAGCCCGTATCGGTGTTTGCCGATGAATTGAGATTAGGCGCTGCAATTCAGGATTGCAAATCAGGGAAAAACGAGAAAAAAACTGTAGTGTTTTCAAGGGTTTAGGTTTTGAGATTGTGCGTGTTTTCAGGGTGATTCGCGCAGAGAAACGTGAATAAAATCAGTAAGTTACAGGGTAAGATGACCCTGATTTGCCTATGCAATCCAAGATTGCGTTCTGTAAAAAGAAAGTTTTGTTTTTTTAATCGAACGCCTTTCGCGTAAAGCAAAGCGGAAAACGCGCGTGTTCGCACGTGCGCGTGAAGCAAGCCCCATGCCAAACGAAAAAATACCGCACAAGACATGCAAGCAAGGATTCAATCCCTGTTACATTCCTCGCACGTGCAGATCATGTTACCTTTGTTGCACAATGCGTTGCATTTGCCTGCAAATCGCATATGCAATCCGTTTATTCCCTAGCATTATCAATGGTTTAGACCCGTTGTGCCATGTCACGTGACGGATAAAATGCCATTCGTCTCACATCGTGTTACATTTGGCGCACATGAGCACCCATATGGGGGATCGGCCAACAATAGCTTTAGCGTTGGGCTTTCAGATTTTTGCTCCAAAATCTAGGGCCTAATAGGAAGCCCGTAGACGGCCATCTTGTGTTTTAGCTAGGGTAGTACCACCCATGCTCACAAATGCCATCACCGAGCTTCCTAGAGCCTTACAGACCCATTCTAATGGGCCACATTGGTGTCCACATTGTCCAACACGCTAACACCCCGTTCACGGAAGAAAATCTCGCCGTACTGGGGGCTGAAGTAGCGGCCAGCCACCTCAGCAGCGACCTCAGGGTCAAACGGCTTACACGAGAAGATGTCCAAGTAGACCTCCCCGGTAGCGTCCACAAAGTGGGCACAGATGTTCGACGTTTCGATCAGCTGGGACAGCGTGAAGCCAGCCTTGCCAGCATCGTGTTCAGCAAAGTGCTCCAGCTGGGGTTCGCCATATGCCTTCATATCGATAGCCTCGACCAACTCCTTGCAGAAGTTGAGGACAGTCTGTCGATCAGTGATGGCCTTTTGATTACAGCCAGCCATGTCAATGGAGGCGTGGTAGCCCCAAACGTATGCGTTAGTGTCGTTCATTAGATGTAATCCTAGTCAGGAGCCTTGAAGCCCCTACGTTAGCGTAACGATTGTTGCCTGAGGCATGTTCCATAAACCTCTCTAGCTCTTTGTCCAGAGCAGCAGACCTCTCAGCCTTGATGCCCCTGTCGTCATCCTGAGCCATATTGTCGGCCCAGTAGCCTACAGCGATAGCCAGTGCGTCCAGTCGGTCATCATGCTTCAGAGCGCCACGGTCATAGTTCACACGTGTCATCTGGTAGACCAGTGTCTTCGTGAACTTGTTGTCAGCATCGTAGGCTTGAGCCGTCCTGTAGTCGTCCTCGATGACCCGCTTGTCCACGATCAGCTTGTGTCTGCTGATCACAGGTTCCAGAGTGTCGATCATGCGCCTCTCCTTTTGGGTAGAGTGCTTGACCTCCTCGATAGAGCAGGGGTGTATCTTGTTGACCACAGGTTCAAACAGGGCCTGATACATGCCATCACCAAAGTTGGCTTCGATGATGATCTGATTCACACCCTCTTCCTTGGCAATCATAGCCAGCTGACGGAGCGTAGCGGTATCGTAGCCCCCCTGTAGACCGCCAGCACGTGTTACAAAGAGGTAGCCGTTGAGCATCTTGACCACAGCGTAGCCAGTTTCGTCCTTCCCTCGACCACTAGGGTCAATGGACATGACGGTCCCTGTGTACTCTGCGAACGTGTCATCGTGGCTTGCCGGGGCGTAGAACCTGTCCCCAGCCATTGCGAGGTTGGGTAGCTCCTTTAGCTCTCTCTTGTAGTCAGGTAGCCAGTTGATCTTCATGGGAGCCTTGTCTTTAGGCACGTCCATGATGATCAGGTCGCGTATCTTGAGCGGGTATCTGTCCTCATCTGAGAGCGAGGTGTTCAACATGAACTGCAAGGAGAACCCTGCTCGTCCATATTCAGCCTGTCGAGACGCTAGATCGATGTCTGAGAAGCGTTGAGGGTCTGTAGTAGTGCCCTCAGGCCGTGTCCCAAACATCTTCCTGATGTAGGGAGCTAGATTGTCACCATATTTATCAGCTTCTTCCTTATTAGGAACGAGAGCAGGCCAGATACGGGTGACAAACGTCTCTGGTAACTTGTTGTAGATCGAGTCTTCAGTCTGCGGAGTGCCCAGATAGATGATCCTAGCCTCAGGCAGAGGCTTCAGGATGGCCGAGAACTCCTTGGTGCGCTCAATCAGCTTCTCACGCATGTCAGCAGTGGCTGCATTGTTCAACACCTCCACGTCATCTGCGATGATTTCGTCGGCACGGCTACCAGTAAGCTGGCCCGTGATACCCACAGACTTCACAGAGGGTGACTGGTCAGCAGTTGCTGGCCCTACGTCGAACTCGATACGGCTCTGACGCTGCTCATCACGTGGTCTGAGGAAGGCAAGGATGTCCATCTCTTGGATGAGACGCATAGTGAAGGTTGAGAAGGCGTCAGCACGTGCTTTCGATGCTGACACGACGAGGAACTTGAGTTGGGGATTGCAATACAAGCGCCAGAGGACATAGGCAGACGTGATGAACGACTTACCTACGCCTCGAAACGCCTCGATAGCGATCTTTGTAGGACCGTGTTGAAGGAAGTACGCAATGTCATACTGGATAGGGGTAGGGTCAGGTAGACCAATATGCTTCCAGACGACGTATAGGAACTTCCTGAAGTCCTCCTTCAGGGGGTCTGTGGTCAATGTACGTGATCTTCTTCGTCATCAAATGTAGGCAGAGCAGCCACGAGCTTACCCAGAGGGTTCTCTTCAGTAGCTACAGCCTCGATACCATTGTTCTGGAGGAACTTGATGGCTGCATTCAGTTCAGCAGGGTTGGCCTCCCCAGACATAACTCGCCTGAGGAGGTCATTCGCAACTGCGTCGTGAAGCGAGCCGAGGATGTCCTCAGATGCTCGTTTCTTCATTTCGGTAAGAATCCTGCAAACGGTGTGAACTTGGCGATGAATGCGCCCACCGTAGATGAGATGCCAGCGACCAACATGAGGGTCTTCCACCCTCCCTTGGCCTGCTGAAGGGTCTCACGGATGATCTTCAGGTCAGCTTTGACCTCATCCATGTCCCTCCGCATATGTTCTAACTCAGTGTTAAGAACTGCGATCCTGACTTGGGGATCGTCTGAACTCATTTTGTGACCCCCTTAACTTTCTCAAACGTGCGGAAGCCAGCAATACCCAGCATACCAAACGTGAGCGACATAAGTGCGTCAGCGTCAAACTTTGGAAGGGCAAGTGTGAACCCCCAAAAGCTTGCCACCCATACAGCGACAGGAGCAATGACATACATAAATCCGAATGCGAAAGCGCACGACCAGCCAATGGCAGGACGCCAGCCCGCTACAAACAGACTGGCATGTTTAGCTTCCTCTGTGTTGATCTGAACCTGACCCTTCATCTGCTCAATGGAAGCTGACAGCAGTGTTGCCTCAGCTTCGAGCTTTGCCCGCTCACGAGCAGCAGGATCAGGAATGCGGTCCACCAGCTTGTCGATGATCGGACCAATAATAGGAATGAGAGCGGCAAGCATGTTTATTCCTTAAGGGTATTTGTTTCGGTTAAGTTCGAAATGGGGACCATCTTTGAAACTCTTCCAGTCACCGCCCCACACAATGGGTACATCGAGATCAGCAGCTGCGGCTTTCACCGCCATTGCGATCCGGTCGTACAAGGGCCAATCCCAGCGGACACTGCCGCCAACAAGGGCAGCAAGGTCCACAGCGTGGCCTGTGATGTGTCGGGAGTTTAGGGTCTTGGATGCGCCAGCAGCGACTAGCTGTATCTGACGATCCTTAGACCTCAGTCCTTCAGTGACTACAAAGTCAACTTCAGACTTCGTGATTGCAAGTTCAATGACCTTCACTAGGTCAGGATGGACCCCCTTCATGCGATCCTTTGACCGCTGAGAGAGGGCATATGCCATCTATGTTTACTCGATCCATTCAATGTACACGAGGCCACCCACGCCGCCAGTGGCATTGTTCGTACTAGCAGAACCACTAGCGCCACCAGTGCCTGCACCGTTAGCGCCTGAAGGCGTGAAAACAGATGCGGACAGTGAGGACGCAGCAGCAGTACGGGGAGGGCCAGCAAAGATGCCAGCAGCAGCCACACCAGAAGTCGCGCTGAAGTAAGCACCGTTACTTTCGGTGTTACCTCTGCGAAGCTCTGTGTAACCAGCGCCGGGAGAAGCAGTACCATTCGTACCATCGGCTCCACTTGTGCCTTGAGTGCCGCCAGTGGCAGTCACAAACGAACCAAACGAGGAGTTTCCACCGCCTGTAGCGCCAGTACCAGTGTTGGTCCCTGTGCCACCAGTACCAACAGTGACTGTGTAGGCAGTGCCTCCAACCACGTTAGCCATGCCAGTAGACACACCACCGCTACCGCCAGTCCTCAGCGTAGCTCCGTTCTGGAAGCCACCACCGCCACCACCAATAACAGTGATGCGACACCACGTGCAGTTAGCAGGAGCAGTCCACGAGCCAGAGGACGTGAACAGCTGTGATCTAAAATTAGCTGCGGAGGCAATGCTTGCCCACGCGCCGTCTCCACGCAAATACGTAGAGTTACTAGGAGTACCAGTTGCGCTGATCTTGGGTACAGTGACTGCACCGTCAGCGATGACTCCAGTTTTAACTTGTGTAGTCAAAAAAGCCCCCAAAAGGTAAGAGGGAGGTGTTACCCTCCCCCTTCAAAAAGTGTCATTTTAGAATATCAGGCCAAACAGCCTTCAGTTCGTCAGTCGTCTGAGCAGCCTCGATAGCAGGGTCCTTCGTGACATCACGGAGAGCCTGTTTCTTGGCGACGATCTCAGTCGTGTCCTGACCACGCTCAACAGCTACCATGTAGGCAATGTCGAGGTCTTTGAACTTGGGTTCACGAGCCTGACGCAATGCGTTGCGGTGAATGTCACGCGCTTTTTCCATGTTGACTATGATCATTCACTGACCTCCGGTAAGACTGCGGCTTCTTCAGCAGCTTTTTTAGCGGCCTGTTCAGCAAACCAAGCTTCAGCTCCAATCCCGTAGCCTTCGGGGTTACTGAAATCAGCTTCCCATGCTTCGAAAAAATCATGATCAGGAAGCTGATCGGCGATGACAAACAGGTACGGAAGGCCCGCAGGGACATCCTTACGAGCTACCTCCTCTATGGGGATATTACCTGTCGGTATGACAAGGCAGACGCCACCATTATTGTTTTGATAGATAATGTTCTGCATGTGTCTCACCTAAAAACAGATACGCAAAGAACAGAAGCTGCACCGCCGCTGATGTTACCTTCAGCAGCGCCAGCGTTGTTACCCTGTGTGTTACGGATGTCTACTGATGTAGTTGACATCGATTGAATACAGACAACCAAGCCCTGAAAATTGTTGTAGGCGTTTGCCGTACCAACTACTGAATAGTTTGTATCAGGCATTGCAGTGGCAAAGTTGAGCGTATAGTTACCAGTGCCATTTTTTGTCACACTTGAAATACCGCCCGACGCGCGAACAGATGATCCCGTAGCGTTGTAGTTCACCCACGCACGGCAACCGTAAGCAATAGCCGCCGAGCCGTAACCGCTGTTGAATGAGAATACGCCAGCACTAGAAATTCGAGCCTGTTCAGTACCATCAATAGCAATTTGAAGGTTGCTGGATGCGTCTATGTTTGTCGGGTCAACCGTAATTAGGAACGCAGAACCTGACTGACGAAGTTGAACAACACCAGTAGCGTCGTTATCGTCAAATCTAATTTCAGGAGCACTTGTCCCAAGATGCAGCAGGCTAGCTGGCGAACTCGTCCCGATCCCCACGTTGCCGGAGGAATCCATACGCATCTCATTGTAGGTTCCATTGTTATAGGTACGGAACCCAAGAGAAGTATTTCCAGAGCTACCAGTAATCGCATCAATGTACGTCAGCCCACTAGATGTGGGATACATATACAGACCATAGGAATTACCAGTCCCAGACAATGCAGTAGTCTGTTTAAGAACCGACAGAGATGCCGCCGGACTATTCGTCCCAATCCCCACGTTGCCAGACGTATCCCAGAAGGGACGCCCTGTAGACAGTTTAGCAGGGGTAACAGCACCGTCAGCAATGTCAGCAGTGATAACCGCACCAGCAGCAATCTTAGCCGTGGTAATTGAGCCATCAGCAATTTTAGCTTCAGTCACAGCGCCATTCAGGAGTTCACCAGTGCCAACACTGTTAGCAGGCACACCAACAGTCACACCAGCGATAGACAAGATGCGAACTTGGATGTTGCTCGTGCCAGCGGGGGGAGCAGTGACAAACGTCAGTGTGCTGCCAGAGATCGAGTATTTGCTCGACTGCTGGTAGACACCATCGATGAACACGTTGACAGGATCAGCAACAGCGGGAGACACAGACAGCGTGAATGCAGTCTGAGCACCAGTGCCAGAGAACGTATCAGTGACATCAATAACGGACGAATTGATCGTCCCTGAGACAAACAGGTTCCAGTACGTGTTAGACGTAGCAGGAGCAGTCGGGGGAGCATTACCTGTACCGCCAAGGATGGCGATCCACGCAGACCCGTTGTACTCGACAACATCGTCAATAACGTAGGTCGTACCAGCCGAGTAAGCACCACGCCATGTGTTGCCCTTAGCACCGTTGGCACCAGTAACACCCTGTGGACCCTGTACACCCTGCGGACCAGCAGGCCCCTGCGGACCTGTAGCTCCAGTTGCGCCTGTAGGCCCCTGTGGGCCTGTGGACCCTTGCGGACCTTGTGCACCCTGTGGGCCTGTAGGTCCTTGCGAACCAGCAGGACCCTGCGGACCAACGCCAAACGTAATGCCGTTCGACCAGTCACCAGAGGTAGCCGAGAGTTTGAAGTAAAGCTGCTCCTGATCTGTCGCCAGATACGAGAAGCCAGCCGACTGCGTGTTATACGTAGAGCGATTGCTAAACAGGCCAACAGCGTCGGGCTGGAAGTCAGCACCTGACGGACCTGTAGGACCAGCTACACCCTGTGCGCCCTGTGGGCCAGCAGGACCAGCAGAACCAGCGACACCAGCAGGCCCTTGCGGACCTGTAGCTCCGGTCGAACCAGCAGGCCCTTGCAGACCCTGTGGGCCTTGTGTGCCCTGTGAACCAGCGGGACCAGCCACGCCTTGCGGACCTTGTGGGCCAGTGAGGCCGAGAGGACCTTGGGGTCCAGCAGGGCCAGTAGCGCCAGCAGGGCCAACAGGGCCTTGTGCACCTGTAGCACCTGTAGGACCGGGCAGAGTGGCAGCAGCATCAACATACGCTTTCGTGGCAGCGTCGGTCGCCTGTGTAGGCGTTGCGAGATTCTTGATACGCCTAGTCAGCGCATCCCAGACACCAGCAGCATCGGGGGACAGAGCACGACCAGCAACGTCGTTAGCTTCCTGCATCCCGTAGAGCAGCTGGTTGACGGTCGCATTAAGCTGACCGCCTGTAACAGGAGCGCCGTTTGTGAACACGACCTTCGCAGTAGCGAGGTCAGTCTGGCGCTCAATACGAACAGACGCCCCCACCGCCAATGCGGGGCTAACCGTAATGACGTTGGGGGAAGTAAAGGTGTAGGTGTAACTACCGGAGCCAGCAAAGGTTACAATGACCTCGTCTTGGTCCAAGTAGCTAAACGGTACGGAGAACGTAGTCGTTGCCCCGTTTCCGTTATAATTTACATAGGTGTTATAAAAGGCCATTGAAAATCCTTATTGCAATAGCGGATTAGAAACCTCTCTCATGCCTGATTGAACCTCAAATCGGTTCTGGAACCTCTGGGAGCGAAGCGTAAAGGACTGTTGGTCCTGTGAAGCCACAGTAGCCACTGCGTTCTTCCACAGTTTCTGCTGGAGCTTCTCAAACTCTTCGACGCGAGGACCCTTACGTCCTTGTCTTCCCATCGGCATATTCTCAGTCTGCTTCAAGAAATGATAAGCAAACGATGGCATGTTTCGGTTATACTCTTCCATTGCCCGATTGTAGATTGTGCTAGTTCCGTCAGCAGTTGCAATCTGACGCATGTCTTTGTCGTCGTAGAACTCCGCACTCTTAGCGTTGGGGATGAAACGTGCGCCTGTGGCATACGTCATCCGAGCAATCTCACGCAGGGTGTACCTGTCCTTTTCTGACAGACCACGTGTGCGATCTTCTAGGTCAGCAATGTCGATGCCCATGAAGGCTGCGATCCCCTGTGTAGGTAGGTTTCGCTTGTAGCCAAGGGCGTCGTACTGATGATTGATTTGATCACTGGACGGGTTGAGAATGTTGCTCAACACCTGATCCACAGTGGTAGGCTCGTTGAGCACGTTCTGACCTTCGCCAAACGACTTGATACTCTTGCGGATCACATTCGGTACCGTAAGCTCAGCCTTCGACCTAAAGAACGACAAGAGTTCTCTCTCGTGTTTATCAGGGTCAGCCAGTGCTTCGAATATCTTAATGAACTCGTCAGCACCAGCCATCAGGTTGGCGTCACGGATAGCCATAGCCACAGAGCTAACAGCCACGTCCACACCACGCAGGACAGACTTGTAGTCTTCCTTGCTGGCTAGGACGCCCTGAGCACGTTGGTACTCAAGCCGCTGCAAACGCTCCATCGCGTTGACCATGATCTTGATCGGTGTAGAGAACGGATCGAGGTTGCGGAAGGAGAAGTAACTATCACCAACCTTGATGGAGTAGGGCTTCCACCCAGAGTCCTCAAGACGACGACGCTCACGATAATCCAAACCACCACCGTCACCAGTGATGCTGCCAGTTGCGTAGCCCATCATGACTGACGTAGCGAAGCCATAGGCAAACAGTGCTTCAGACTGAGCACGAAGCTGCCTGAGTGCGCCATTCTCACCCTTGAGATCAGCGATAAACTTGGGAGCAGCAAGCTGCATACCGGGAGTCATACGCATTCCAGCTTCGAAGACGCGCACAGGCGTTCTGAAGAACAGCTGACCAATGACACGCAGGGCAGGGAACTTGCGAACCATCTCTTCGTAGCTCTTGGCAAACGAGGAGGCTGCGTTGTCACCTGAGAACTCTCTGCGGAACAGGAGGTCATCAACGTAGTCGATGCCTTGCTGATCAGAAGCTCGCTGGTAGAGGGTTGGGTTGCTGTCGAGTTCGCTCTTCACCCACAGGCGAAGCTCGTCACCCTTTAAACCCTTCTCCATACCAGCCTGACGAAGCTGACCAATGACTGAGGTGTCAATCTGGGAGTTGTAGATTTTAGAGTTTAGCTGCTCCAAGGTCGTCTTGATCAATGCCTCACGCTCAGTAGCGTTCAGGCCCTTCTCAGACGCTTCCTTGATTGCGGCAGCAACTGCTCGTCCTTCGTTGTGGCCTTGGTAGGCTACCTTGTAGAAGAACTCGTCAGTCGAGCCGAGGAGGCGAAGCCAAATCTGCACGAAGTTTCGATCAATGAAGCGCATGGTGGAGCTATCAGCACCGATAGACGATGCCTGACGTTCCAGCCACTTGTTCTCAGCGCCAGTGATCAGTGATTTGTTAAGTTCAAAGCCCTTGCGAGCCAGCGAAAACGCTTCTTTGGAGGTTCTGAAGACAGCGCCATAAGCAGCAGTCATCTCACGGAACGAACTATATTCCAGCGGACCACGAGCAAGGTACTCCATGAAGGGGCGTGTGTAGACACGGAAGGCGTTGGACATGATGTTCACAGTGACCGAGCTAGGACTCAGAACCGTAGCGGCCATGTAGTAACCTACTTTGGCTGCACCGTTGTTGAGCCGCTCCTTGAGCAACTGTGAGTTTGTCAGACCAGCGAGACGCTCGTCCTCAATGTCCTTCTTGATCTCTGCAAGCTCATCCCACAGTCTGATAACGTCGTCGTTTGCAACGTCAGCATCCAAGAGACGACGGCGAGCGTCGATCAGACGTGTGTCTTTCTCTTCGAGAATCTTCTGAGCATCGCCAACAGTGTCATCAAGGAACTTCAGGTAGGCATCGAGCCGCTGCTCATCAGTCGCCTTGGTAGGATCGATGTTCATCTCTTTGAGAACAGCGTCCACACTGGCGTCCTTGGTCTCAGCCTTGTACTTGCTGAGCTTGGAGCGGTTGAGGTTGCGGCTAGCAAAGCTGCTAGACTCGCGAGCCATGTCACGCAGAGGCGTGAACACCTTCTCAAACTCCTTGAGGCGGTCTTCAATCGTTTTCTTGAAGTCGCCCTGTGCGAGCCTGAGGTCTTCACGGTACTTACGTGCGATCTCATCGACAGCGTTCTGAGCACGGATGATTGACACGTGCAGTAGCTCACGTTCCTTGTCGCTGTATGCAGCCTTCATCAAATCCTTTGTGATCTGACGTGCTTCATTGGGCGACAGGTAGGACAGGGAGCGGCGCATAGGATCAGCCACCTTGAGCAAACGCTCTAGGCTCTTGAACACACCATCAGTCGTACCAGATGCAAGATCGTTCAGAAGCTGACGAAGCTCACCATAGGACGGACCATTGGGCTGACCAATGCGCTCATCAGGGGTAGGCTTTGCAGTAGCTTCGATGTTTGCTTCCGTCTTACGCATCTCAGGCGTCTTCGGGTTAGCTTCGAAAGCCTGATCAGCACCACGCTGGAGAGCATCCTTGTAACGCATCTCGTCAAGCTGCTTGCGAGCGGCTAGCGCCTGTTCACGCATGGTAGCAGCGAGAGCCTTGTCACCATCTGCTTCCAAAGCGTCGGCAGTGCGGCCCATAAAGTCGATTCGGTTGTACTCAGCCTGTGCAGGGTTGATCTGCTCTGTGAGGTTCAAACCATTCTTGTCACGGAACAGGTTGCCCTGTCCGTCATAGAGACCACCTTCAGGACCAGTGAGACCAACGAACCGCTTGCGAGCAAACGGAAGCTCAGGCTCCTTCGCAGTCCTCTTCTGAGGAAAGTCGTAGGAGAACGGGCTAGGCGGATATTGGATATTGGGGTCTACCCCTGCATACGGGTCCACATAGGGCTTCACCGTGCGACTAGGGTCCTCAGGGAGGAACATCGGGAGCATAGGCTCACGGACTTCCTGATAGGCTTCACGGGCAGACGGGAGGGTCTGCATACCGTCAAACGGACTGTCGCTGATGTTCTTACCCTGTTCGGCCATGCGATCCATGCGGACCTGTGCGGCCTGTGTAGGATCGAGCATGTCGCCAAGATTGAGGCCCATCTGCTGAGGCTCTACAGGAGGCGCAGGAGCGGCACTAGCAGGCGGGGCTACTTGGGTACCTAAAGGCGCGACTTGGGGCTGTACGGCCTCCGTAGGGGCTTCTGGGACCCCTTTAGCGCCTCTGCGTCCGATAGCGTTGGCTGCAACAGTGACGGCAGGGGCAAGAAGGCCACCAGCCACGCCACCAATGGCAGCACCAGTGGCTACCTTGCCATAATCGACCTCAGCCTGCCCACCAGCGTTGACACGAGCTTCCTGCTCGATGCGCTGAGAGGCACCACCGTAGGCAGCGCCTTCAAGTGCGCCCACAGCGCCTACCTTGAGAGCAGCCTTGACCCCTTGCAGGGTAGTAAGTTGAGCACCCTTGGCGGCAACCGTGCCGATACCAAGAGTAGACAGGCCAACCCAGTTAGTAGGGTCGATAGCGGCATACTTTACGAAGTTGCCAACACCGCCCCACGAGTAGGCGACCTTGTCGAAATTGTCTAAGAGAAAGAGGAATGCCTGCTTTTGATCGTCAGGCGCGTTCTTGATCGATACAGCGTCCGCACCCATGAGGGGGAGGTTGTAGCTAAACCGAGCCATACGGTCGAGGCCCCAGTCGGCAAGCTGTTCGTTGCTGCCTTTCCATTGGGTACCCTGTGTACGCTCGTACAAAATCTTGCTGGCCGAGAGCCAGTCTGAGTTCTTGGCAAGAAGCTTCGGATTGATGCCATCCTGAATGCTAGCAGAGTTAAACGTGTTAGAAGTTTGACCCGCTGCCGAGGCACCTGTAGAGCCTCCATTGCCTTGAAGCCTACGATATGCCTCCTTAGGGTCATCAAGGTCAGGGAATGTCAGCATTGACCCCTGATACAAAATTGTTACAGCCATGATTACCTTTCTAAAGAGAATGCCCCAGCAGTGTTTAGCTGCCGGGGCGTAATGTTATTGCTCGTTAAAGATTGCCCACGCTTCTCGTGCGCGTTGAAATGCTCGCTTAGCAAGCTCACGCTGACTGGGAGGAGCGGCGTCCAGAGCCCTTCGCGCTTCAATAAAAGCGTCATAGATTGGACGGTACTCTTGTTCGTAGAAGTTGGTCAGATCGTTAAACCGAGTTTCGATCTCTCGAATGATGCGCTGCTCGTCCTGACGACTTGCTGCACCACCAATACGATCAGCGAACTCAGCCTCAACCTTCTTCTGAGCAAAGCGGGCTACGTCCTTGGTGAACTGTTTCTGCTCACTCTGTTTGATACGCTGCTCAATCAACTGATCAAGCTGCCCACGCACCTCTGCGTTCTGTTTGGCGGTTGCCTCACGAATGACAGCAGAGCGTTCAGCAGGAGCCATCCCCTGAGTTTCTTCACGGGTAGGAATTGCTGACGTAGGTGCTACCTCACTCCGGTTACGTGGAGCAGGGCGCTGCTGAGGTTGACCTGTTGGTCTGAACTCATCAGTGGTCGGAGGTGTGACGCGCGTTGGAGCAGACATCTGAGCTTCAAGAACAGGATCGTAAGACACGACCGTGCCGTTCGGCAGACGGTACTGGTAAGCACCATCAATCACGGCAGGCTTGCCAGTCTGATCAAGGATCACACGAGAGCCAGCCGGGAGAACACGAAGCGGACGTTCCACAGCAGCATCAGGCGGAATCTTTTGCTGAGCCATGCCAGTGGGATCAAACATCTGACCAATAGAAGCCTGACGTTCTGCCCACAGTTGCGGGTTGTAGCCTTCGCGCATGTTCTGCTGAGAGTTAGCGAACAGCATTAGGGACATAGACGCAGCATCGCCCTTCACGGTTTCCATCGTGATTTTCATGATGTCCTGAAGCTGCTTACCAGACGGCGGTTGCCCACCATTCTCCTGCATTGTCTGCATGTACCAATAGCTGAACACGTTCTCATACTGCTTCTGGAGCATCTGAACGTGCATACCAACCTTCTGACTGCTCGTCTGAGGGTCCATAGAGTTCTGATACAGCTTGCTCATGGCCTGAGTGTACTTGTCGTCCATCATCAGGAGGTTCTGTAGAGTACCTCGCTGAGTGGCAGCAATCTCTTCAGCCTTTGCACGAGCAATCGGGGTCTGAGTACGATGCTTGTCGTAATCGTCCACGAGAGTGTTCAAATCGCTAAGCGTTAGCTCGCCTCTGAAACGCTTGAGGGCAGCTTCTCTGAACTGCTCCTTCGTAAGCTCTTTACCGTCACCAGCGCCAAGCTCCGACATGAAGCCTTGATCATTGAACTTGCTTCTGTAGATGCCGAGGTTGCCAGTGCTGACATCCTTGTCCACAACTGCCGTACCAAACGTCGCAATCGACTTTGCCTTACCGTAGGCAGCTTGGCCTTCAGGGGTAGCAAGGTTGAACTTGGACTGATCAGGGAAATATGCCTGACCCTTGGAGAACGATTCCTGAGCACGTGCGTACTCGGTGCGGAACGCTTGTTCAGCAGCCTGAGCCAGCTCCTGCTTCTTGAACTCATACGCTCGCAACGACTGTTCACTCATGTTGCGCTGCGTGTCGTAAATTGAATTACGCTGGGCAGTGGTGAAGTTGCTACCATAGTTGGTCACAGCATCACCGAGGATGTTCTGTCCACGGGTGTAGTCACCAGTGTTAGCAGCTTCACGTGCAGTCTGAAGAAGGTTATCGGCGTAGATGCCTTTGACCTGTGACAGCGTGAGACCAGTCCTACGAGCCGTTTCGGCAATCTCAGACTGATAGGGATCACGTTCAGTACCGTTGAACCCAGAAGGACGATAGCTACCGCCGTTCGACATGTCCGTTCGGCCTTGGGCTATTGCCTCTCGCAGCTGTTCAGTGGAAACCTTTGCGCCATCCTTTGACCACGAGGCTTCACGGTCAACAAGGTCGATGTGCATGTGGGAGCCATAGACACCAATGCCTTTTACCCCAAGCGAGGAAAAGAACCGAGCAAGCTTAAGCTGCTTCTCAGGATCAGTGACGGAGATGTCCAAAGCGGTACCAGTCGTGTGAGGACCGTGTGCGCCAGACTTAATGCCCTTCTGTGCCTGATAATCACCAGTGCGATGACCAGACATCGGCATGATCTTGTAGCCAATGAACTGAGATGCCTGATCAAGAACCTGAACGATGCGGGAGTCGAGGAAGCCGCTGCCTCCTTGAACGCCGCTGTTTTTGAAGTCAGACCACTTGTACCCGTAAACAGTGCTGCCAGTTGGGATGCCAGTGTTCTCATCGAACATGACACCCGCCTTCATGGCAGGAACAGGCGTACTGGGCTGATGGTAGGAGCTACGATCCTTCATTGTCTGATTGATGTAGCCGAGGGTTTCACGAAGAGTGCGTGACCCGTCCTTGCCGTACAGCCCTGCGTTCTTGTTCACATCACTGATGTTGAATGCGATCTCGCCAACCTTCACATCAAGGTTGTTGTTTTTGATTGCGTTGAGAAGGGGGGCTGCACCTCGTTCACCGAGGTTCCAGATGAGATACGTTTCAGCCGTCTTGGCCTCTCGACCGAGGATCGTTGAAGCGATGTTCTTGAGACGAGGATATTCGACAGTGAGGGCAAGCAGAGAGCTTTCGCCATCACCCCTGTCTTTCAACCGTGCAGCCAACTCAGGGTTGGTCTTGGCAAGGTTCTCTTTGATCATGTTGAAGCGGTCAGTGGTGATCTGAGCCAGACCACGCACCCCTGTAGGCGAGACCGCATTAGGGTCCCAACGAGGGTTCTCGACCGCAATAAACTGAGAAACTTCGGCTGGATCGACGCCAACTTCCTTGGCAAGCGTGTGAGCACGACTACGCCAATAGCCAGCACCTGAATTAAACTCGTTTGATCTCCGCTCAGCAGACTCAAGCCTGCCTGCGATGATCTCGTTGATCTGGGCCGTCATGGCCTGAGCATCACGAGCCTCTTCTGTGTTACGAGAAGCGGTAGCCCAGCCGCCACGGACGCTTTCCGTGTACTGAGGGTTCTGCTCGAAGAACTGTGCTGACAATCGCTGATTGACGCCACGCAGACGAGCAATGAACTCGTCACGGTTAGCCATCAAGCCGGGATTGGAGATGATCTCTTGGTATTCTTTGTCAGCATTGAGTGTCTGTGCATATAGTCTGGTTCCTCGATCCTGATCCAGCGCAATACGCATGGTAGGAGAGGCACCTCGTTCGCCTGTGAGAAAGCCAAACAGGGAGCCAAAGACGCCACCAGTTTGTTTATCAACACGAACATCGTCTAGGTCCTTCGTCGCTCTAGCTTGAGCATCTGCAATCTGCTGAGACTGTTCGTCAGCCTTAGTGAGAGCAGTGTTCAGCGTTGAGAGCGAGGAGACGAGAGAGTCAACACTACGAAGTTTGTCAGAGTATTGAGAGCGAATGCCCTCAGCGGAGACGCCATAGGTCTCACGGGGAGTGATTTTTGAAGAACCCAGTCGGACATCTTCTTGACCACCCCCGTAGGGGTCGTTAATCAGTAGAGCCATTTATACCTCACGCAACGGATAGGCCACCAAGCTTGGCAGGAATGAAACCGCCTCGTACACCACCAGTGATACCAGCGGATGCAAGACCGATTGCCAAACCGAGCGGGTTGGGTCCTTCTTTGAACGGCATTGAATTGATACGCTGCTGAGCTTCAGCACGGACAGACTCACTCTGGCCGATTAAGGCCATCTGAGCGTCGTCACGTTTAGCCTGAACACGAGATTCGTTTTCAGCAGCAACTTGTCGGGACTGTGCTTCAAGAGCATCAAGGGTATACGATCCGCCTGCAATGCCAGACGAGCCAGCAGAGGCTTGCAGAGTACCCATTTCGCTACGAGCCTTCAGAGCAGCCCTATAGCCCTCTTGGTTCGTGCCCTTGCTTTCAAAATAGTATTTTCTTTGGAGGTCGGAATACTTGTTCGCTGCTGCATATTTCGCGTCACGGTGTGCAGCCGCTGCATTTGCGTTGTAAGCATCTGTAGCCTGCTGCTGCCCAATATAACTAACGACAGCACCAGCAGCTTGAACCCCTGCCATCAGTGTACACATGTAGATTATCCTTTTAGGCGAACAAACTCATAGAACGGCTCGTTGGTAGCGGGCATGGGTGCTTCCCTGAGGAAGACAAATCCCATCCACTTGAGCCACGCATGGTGGAGTGTGTTCCTTGAATAGGTGTAGTTGTAGAAGCATTCTCTGTTCGTCTCTTCGTAAAGAGCGGAGAGAACGGGCCTACAGTTCCTGAGAAATGTAAACTTGTGCCGCCTTATGTCATCAGTGCCTAGCATCCATATGACCCCAAACCGTGGTCCGAAAGGTGATGGAGCTATGCCGAGAATGGCAGCAGGGTTACGTGTGTCAGGCGCAATCAGTGCATAAGAGACTTCAGAGCCTTCGTTGGATGTGGAGAGGGCCAAGTCGGGCGACAGGCCACTTGCCCAGCACTCGTCTTGGTCCTCTTTCCGCATGTTCTGTGAAACGTAGGCAATGTCGTCCTGTGTTGAGGGACGATACAAATATCTCATTAGATTCTTTGAACTGACTTTGGAGCGATTATGCCTTGCCACTCCGCAGAGCCAAACGCTGACGGGAACGGACTGTCATTCGTAATCACGATGCGAGCCTTCAGGTTCTCCGACATGACGGGGATGCGGTACTTCCCAGATGCAAACGGCTGCTTGCCGAGTTCAGCCTCGTTAGAACCGACAACAAAGCCCACAAATGTGGACGTAGCGTCGTCTCTGCCGGGGGTGATGATCTTGGTCTGGAAGTAGGCGGTGTTGTGGTACTCAATAGCGAGATACCTGATCTGAGTTCGGCCATCCAACATGACGACCTCACCTCCACCCTTCTGCTGACGTGCAAACAGGGTAGAGAACTCGTAGGTCATGGTGTAGGGCAGGCCAACCGTGTTCGTATATCCAGTGATATTACCGGGAACACGGAGTTCAGAGTTGTTCAGCTTGGTAACAGGCTGACGAATGCCGACAACCCCATTAGCAATGTCCGACGAGACTACCTCAGGCGTACCTGATGTCGAGTAAGGCAGGGTAATGGTTGTACGATCATTCACAGCGTCGTAGGTCATCTGCCCAACCGTAAGCTGGTGACGACGGTCAAGCATGATCTCATAGTTCAGGTCAGTGTCGAACACGTCCTCATCGAGGCGGATACGCTCAAGCGTGACCCCGTAGGTCCGCTCAGCGAGCATGTACAGATAGGTACCAGAGAACCCAGCCCAGTAGATTTTCACTACGTCAGGGAAGACCCATTTGGTCCAAGCGTTCTGCGCCTTCCTATCTCCAGCCCAAAAGAACTTGTATGCGTACAACGTGTTTGCCACGTCGCTCGAATAGACAACAACAGCCTTCGCCCTGTTAGAGCCAGCCATGAACCGGATGTTGTTTGGCACTAACTCAGGAACAGCAGAGGACACTTCGTCAGCATCGTCGTTCGTAGAGTTATCCTTAGGGAAGAACTCGTAGAGCTTGGAGTACTGGTAGTCAGCCCTGTCGTCCACAAAGTAGACAGAGTTACCCATGTTAGCAGGGCGAACACGTGTTGACGTGTTGAACGCCGTGCTGAACTGGATGTTAGCCGTCTTGGGGCCAAGGTAGTTCTGGAAGGAGAAGCGAAACTGATTGCGCTCCGACATCAACAGGAGGTCACGGTTGTACGCGACAGCGTGATGCAGGATGTCCACATTGTTATGCAGGACGGCCAGATCAATCGGATCACTATCCAATAGCTGAGCGGTGGTCGTGCGATAGAAGTTTTCGTAGTTGTCCACCTCCGACATGATGATGTTCTCATCTGCCAGAATGCCGAGGCGATTGTTGTAAACGAAAATGTCGTTGATCTTGGTGTCCACAAAGGAAGGATTGCGAGCACTTTCAGTGTCGCCAACAGCCCTGTTGACCCACGTGTGGCGCTTGAACGTCCACGTCCCGTTGGTTTCACGGACCAGAACGTGAGGCATGGTAGCCTCATCTAGCTTCTCGCCTTGATTCCAATCCACAGTTTCACGCCAGATGCCCTTCTCGTAGATGACGTAGTAGTCATCACCGAGGGCTTCAAGATCACCAGCGACACGCACGATGCGTCCTTCAGGGGATGTGGGAGGCAAGTCAGAGAACGATTGAACGTCCCTAATAAAGCCCTTGAGCGATTTGTCACCAGTGCCGCCCTGTGTAGACAAGGTGCCGTTAGCTGGAAAGTTTGTGATGGTAATGGTGGAGCCTGTAAGGACACAGGTGTAGCCACTGGCTACTAGATCGTCACGGATTTCCTGTGCGATAACGGTTGTAGACTCGACAGCAGTAGATGCTGACGTGCCGTCTCCTGTTAGAAACGACGCACGTAAAGTTCCGTTGATGTAAACCGAGTAGTACGTGTTCGCAGCCGACGAGGTAACGTAGATCGTAGCTTCCGCCGTTGGGTTACGCCTTGTCTGCGTGGCAGCAAGGGTAGCCTCAGTGACTGCTGAGGACGTAACGGACACGTTTCGGTTAGAGATAAACGTGAAGTCGCCAAACGTGACAAACCGAAAAGCGTCAACGGGAGAGGCTGCTGTGAGGTAACTTTTACCGTTAGGGAAGTTCACAGTCTGAAACGTACCGTCAGCAAGGTTGAGCACCTTGAGATCACCGTTCTCCATGACCACAAGATAACGGTAGCTTTCGTTACGCTCGATCAGGTAGCCGCAAGCACCGTTTGTGAGTGCCGAGCCTACGTTTGCGATGTGACGTGTAGGAGGACGCTTCTGCAAGCCGCTCACAATTGAGGGCCACGAGTTAATCGTCTCCTGACACGTGTTGGACAGTCGCAGAGCAGGAGGCTGCTGCGATATTCCACCAACGAGGTTAGGGATGGTGCTTGAGACTAGAGGCATTAACCGAAACCTCCACGAGAGAAGTAGCCACGCGAAACGATCTTACGGGTGCTCCACGAGTCGTAGAGCATGTTTGCATCTGCGGTCTCAGTCTCCTCCTGCATGAGGACGGTCCAAGCACGTTGCTCATCTTGAGCAGAAAACTTGTAAAGGGTGTCGGAGCCAAGCAAACGCTGTTGGAGAAGGCGAGCAGCCCTCATTGTGATAAACTGCTTGGCAGCGAATGGGAGTTCGTCAAAGGTCAGCTGGACGTAAATCTCTACCCTGAGTTCCTTAGTGAACGTGTAGGTCGAGTTCTCAACATCAAACAGCTTGCCTCCACGCTGCACAACATCAATGGACTTACTATCATCAACAGTGTCTACACGGATCGTGT